ACGGCAAGTCTATTGGTGTCCACCTCATCCTTGTATTTGGGATAAACACCGTTAGGGTCATAAAAACCTTTACTTACATCCGCCAACTCGGCAGGTTTGCCTGGTAAACTCCCTATTACCATTGGTTCTTGCATGGCATAACCATCTCTAAAGTAACCAAACACCCATGTTCCCTCTACAATAAAACCTGGCGAGCTGCCAAGTCCTGATATACCACTAGAGGTAATAGGATGAATAAGTTGCGACCAAGGTAAGTCCGAAGTAGGCAAGATGTCCTTGTCCTGCGTATGAATACCCACACAACGCACTCGTAGTCTGCCAAGTTTCTGTGGGTCTTGCCTGTCTTCAACTACGCCGTTGAACCATACAAAGTTATTTTTCCCTAGATAATTATTGTCGTACATAGAATTTTTTCCGATATTGCTCGCCTTTTAATACGCTTACCATACGCATTTAATTGCCATTTCTTTTTTGTTTACGCAAACCACTTAAATACTTAGGCACTCTTGCGTTCTTCTTGTCCTGCCATGCTTTAAGTCTGCGCCAGCACGCCGTAGGCGCCGTTAGAGACCACTCTGTAATTACTCTGAATATACTCTTTGGTGGCACTTTTCTCTTGTATGTTCTATGTGGTCGCTGAGGATACTTTCTGTTTGACCTCTCTGATACCCACAAATATACTTTTCCTAACATATCCGCCTCTACATGTCCTGTTGTAATTGTTCTTACATGCGTTTGTTGTTGTTTTCTTCTCATAATCTCATTGGTAGCCAGCTAACTCTAGGCGCCGGACTCTTTAAATCTCTAAGCTATCTCTCTGTATCTTATATATCTCTTCGTTTGTAGTCTTGCCATTATCTAACTGGTTTAATGCGTCCTCCTCTGTCGGATATGGCGTGGAAACAGCGTCCTTGAAGCATTTGAGTACCATTTCATGTCTTTGTGCCTCTACATTGACCATGTGTTTAATCGCCATTATTACATATCTACCTGTCGTGTATGGGTTGTTTTCTGGATTGCCTGGTCGTTGTAATGGTGCGTCAAATGTGATAATGTCACCAGCATTTAACATTGTATAACCAAATACAAGTAGAGATAGATTCATATTACGCATTGCTTGTTTCTGGTGCGTAATTAATGGTAATAACTCTTTATTAGATGTAAACTCATAATCATTATGCACTTTACTTGTTTCTGTCACCACCATAGTCTTTGCTTCTGGCATTTCATTTAGACCTTTGTTTGTGTCTGCATACTTAACACCTTTGCCTTTACCGTCTTGTGGATATAATAGACCAGCAGTTTCAAATCTACTAGCTGCCATCTCTGTATGTGCCTGAAAAGGTCCTGTTTCATTGTAGTCATAGACCTTTGTACTAATTGTTTTATTAAATGCGTCATGCACGGTCACCTTGTTAGCATAAAAACCTTGATTAATATTTTGTAATGTGTCAACTGGTTTATCATACTCATATTTAATTACATTTGATAGTCTTCGTTCTACATCTTTAATCTCTGCTCTATTAGGGTTATCTGCAACACTTGTCACCATTGACATGTATTTAAATTTAGGTTGCACTTCACTTAATTGACCATCAAATCCCATCATTGAGTCTATACTTCTAAAATGAAACGCCTCACTTGTTTCATAAAATACATAACCTGCATTGACTCTAAATTTTTTTGATTGTGCCTGTGTCGCTAGAAAGTTAATTGCGTCATATGGTTTTAGATTTGGTATTACATACTTAGCATTGGTAGCTGTTGGTTCAAAATGAAATGGTTTTTTAGACTTTAAATAGTTTCTTAATATATCGTGTACGGCGTCTTCAACAGGACCAGCATATGCCTTTGATATTTTTGTTGTAGAATTTAAAAACATTTCAGGCGAACAAAAGAATATTTGGTACAATTGTGCCCTCTCATTTTTAGGGTCTTTTCTAACTTTATCTATCTTGTATATTTGTAATGGTGTGCCTGTGTCTTCGCTGTAATCATAGCCAGGCATGCCGGGTGAATTAAATTTAAGTGATAATCTTTCAAGACCAACCATTGGCATAATTGTTCTTATGTCTTGCATATCATATACAATTATAGAACCAACTACATTGTTTAGTAATATATCTTCGGTAATTTCAAAGTTATATAATATACCACTTATATCTATTTTTCTAGGTTTTGAATCATCAGCAAATCTATATGAAATAATTGCTATTTCAGATAAGTTATACTGACCAACTTTATCAAAAACATCTCTATCAGTTTGTGCCATATCATTATTTCGTTATGAGTAATCTAAACTCATCAATAAAATTATTTAAATAGTTTGGTTGTAACAATTTAATTTGCCTTTTCTTGTCTTGTAATCTTCTTTCGTATTGAATATTTGATACTGATTGAGCACCAGGATAATCACTATTAACTTCTATTAAGTGTGAGTAATCAGCAGGACCATCACCTTTTTGTTTACCACTTGATTGTGTTGCCTCATAATGATGTATGCTTTCAGGATTATCATACTTGTCTGCCATATATTGTTGAAAGTTATACTCGTCTAATGGCCAGTCGTAATATCTATTAATAACATTGTTCATCAAACATACAATCCAAAAATATTCTGAATCACCATACACTTTATAAGCTACCGTTTCAGGTGAGTCACCCTCTGGCACATCAAAGTTATCAAATAAGGCAACATTGTTTGCTATCTTACTTCTAACTTTTACTCTTCGCCATATATCAGTAACTTCTTTTGTGTTGCCATTTACACCAGATAAGTTATAGTCTATGACTGGAAATTGGTCAAAATATGGCATTATGCTCCTTGTACAATATCATTTTTAGTAATGATTCTGTCTTCTATAAAGTTAACTGAAAGTCTAGTGTGTACAGGTTGACCGTCTTCAAAAAATCTTGGTTCACCGTCAGGTGCATAATCAACTTCAACACCTTGACAATAACATGCTGATATTTTATTTAAATTTGTGTTCTCTTTACCTCTATGCATATAACTTATTCTAAAATAATTTGGTAATTCAAATATAGCACCCGCTTTGCCTTTTAAACCCGGTGCTGAATTATATTTAAAAATCATTATTATATCATTTACTGCCTTTGCTTCTTTCATGTTTCTAGGCCAGAAATCAAATGTATATGCGAAACTTCTAAAATCAGGTGAATCATAAAATTGTTCATTTCTAGGATTTAATGCTGTACCACTTCTCTTTTGTAAAAATCTTACCGGGTCACCAGCACCTGCCATACTCACTAATTCACCTACTAATTTTTTACCTTGTCTAATTGCAATACCTGTAGCACCCTCTAACGCTGCCTTAATTTGTTGTGAAGACATACTTGTGCCTGGGGGTCCGCCTGCATTAGCATTTATTTTATCTATACCACCTTTTATTGCCTCTAAATCACCTGCTATACCAGCAGTATCACCCTCATATGTTTGTTGATAACTTGACTTGATACTAGATGGCATGTATAATGCAATAGCAGCTGTAGTAATTGATTTATCACCTACTTTAGATGTAACTCTTTGTTGCCTTTTCTTTGATGAAAATGCTGGACTAGTTTGAGGACTATAACCTACAAAACCTGATTCAAATATCATATAGTGCCCTAGACCATTGTTACCAAGGTCTAATGGGTATTGCACAGGATTAAATGATAATGGATTTTCAATTAAGTTTTGTGATGGTGCGTCATCTATATCAAACGGACCTTTCTTTCTTAATTGAGCTGCTACTTTACCAGCGTCTTTGGCACCTTGTTTAGAAGCAAAATTGTTAATTGCATTTGCTAAAAATGGTGTTGCTAGGTTTGACAGCGAATTTCTTAACTTACTAAATGGCATATAAATAATCCTTAATTAGTAATATTTATATAGATTATAGGTACATTATGGCAAAGAGTTATAAAGGATTATATAGACCAACCAATCCAAAGAAATATGTTGGTAATACCAAGCAAATAGTATATCGGTCATTGTTGGAAAGACGGTTCATGCGTTACTGCGACCTTAATCAAGATATATTGTATTGGGCAAGTGAAGAATTGCCTGTTAGATACTACAATCCACTAGATAAAAAATATCATAGATACTTTCCTGACTTTATTGTTAAGACTGTCAATAATGATAAGTATATGATTGAAATAAAACCATCTAGGCAAGTAGCAAAACCAAAACCACCTAAAAAGAAAACCAAGTCTTATATGAGAGAGTCATTTGAATATATCAAGAACCAAGCTAAATGGCAAGCAGCAAAATCTTATTGTGATGATAAGGGTATGAAGTTTAAATTGATTACAGAGAAAGACCTAGGTCAATACTAAGCACTTAAATTGTTAGCACTCTTTTCAAAGTATGGGTCAATGCCTGTATCTAGTTTACCACTATGTACATCTGTTTGACTATTTACTGAGCTATTACTTGTATTATAATTATTATTATTAACTACAACTGCACCTTGATTATCATTTGCTAAATCAGGTATACTACCTACCGGTAACTTAACATTT